CGCGCCAAATGGCCCCCCCTCGTGTGGAATTGGGAGCATTAGTTGCCCGGATGTGCTATACTGATCCCCATGGCAGATCCCAACCACGTGTGGACTCGCCCATGGAGGCGACTGCAGAACCAGGTCCTCGCCGATGCCCGCCTCGCGGACTCGCCCTGCTACAGATGCGGTGGTCCCATCGACTACTCGCTCCCCGGCAATGTGCCGACCGGCCCCACAGTCGACCACCTAGAGCCGATGATCCAGGGGGGCGAGCAGATCGTCGACCCCAGCCTCCTAGCCGTTTCGCACATGAGTTGCAACTCGCGCCATGGAGCCCTGGTCGGCAACCTGGCACGAGGCCGACAACTCCATGAAGGCCCCCATCTCGAGGTCAGCCAGCTCCCAATGTGGGACCCCTCTCAGTACGAGGGAGATGGTGGGATATTCGTGGCGGTTGGTGGGGAAATGCCGCCAGTGTGGTCCAGTTGCGAGTGGATTTCCGCCCTTGCTGAGGAGCTAAATAACTTCGCAACGTGGCCCCGTCTCATGTCGCACCCGCACCCTCGCGCGGTCGGTACATATGGCCCAGCCATCGTGGCGATCATGGAAGACAGGCGCAGGAACGACCCCCTCACCCCCGAGCGAGCAAAGACCCTCAGGTGGTGGCAGAAGCTCGTAATATACCGAATGTATGAGCACGATCAGGCCGGCGAGCTGGTTTGGCGGAAGGTGCTGGTGTCCACGTCCCGGCAGGTCGGCAAGTCCGTGTGCCTGCGGGAGATAGCCCTACACCGGATGGCCGACCACCAGCGGTACGGAGAGCCGCAGTTGGTGCTGCACGTAGCCAAGGATCTGGGCATCGCCGACGAGATCCAGCGCCCCGCCCGCCAGTGGGCGAACATGGTGGGAACCCCCTGGCATGGAGTTGGAGGCAACGGTCGCTGGGCGGTGGAATTCCAGGGCGTCCTCGGCCGCTGGATCGTGCGCAGCCAGCAGGCAGTCTACGGCTACTCAGCTTCCCTGGCCCTGATCGACGAGGCGTGGGATATTGACCCCGAGCACATCTCCGAGGGCATCGAACCCACCATGGTGGAGCGGGAGCAGTCGCAGATGCTGATGGTCTCGACAGCCCACCGCGAGGCTACCCCCCTCTACCCAGACCTTCGTATGCCCGCCATCGACAACCTCACCAACCCCAGCGATGACGTGCTCCTCATCGAGTGGTCGGCTCCACCCAACGCTGATGAAGCCCACATCGCCGCCCACCGGATGGCGAGCCCGTACTGGGATCACCGGCGAGCCCACTTCATCAACTCCAAGGTGGGCCAGGAGGGGTTCCGCGAGCAGTGGCTCAACATCTGGCCCGACATGGGTGGCAACAAGGTCTTGTTCGCCCCACGTGAGCTCATCATGGCAGCCATCAACCCCGGCCTCAAGGTCACCGCAGGTACGGAGTCCCGCACCTTCGCCATCTACCCCGCCGCAGACCAGACTCAATGGCATACAGTTGTAGCGGGTATCAGTGGCGATGAAATCCTCATCCAATACGTGGACTCTTTCCCCACGGCGAAGGCTGCGATCGCACACGTAGCGCAGGAGGCTAGAACCGGGGTGCCGTCAGACCTCGTAATCCCAAGGGTCCTCAGGGGGCGGATTCCCAGGCTCGCCGGCGTCCGCACCATCGTTCAGGCCTCCGAGTCGGACATCGCAGCAGCCACCACCATCATTCGTCCGTTGCTTCTCGTGGGTAGGGTGCGGCATGATGGGCATGAGGTATTGGCGGACCACATGGCGAGGTCTGCCCTGGAAGTCCATGGCGACACCTTGAGGATTTCTTCCAAGGAGAGCGAAGGCAACGTGGAGGCAGCGAAGGCGGCAGTTCTCGCCGGCTGGTGGGCGTCCCGCCTTGACCGACCGAGCGCCGTCGTCGTATGAGACGCCACGATGTCTTTCAGCTTATTGGTGGTCTTATCGTAGCTCTGGGCCTCGGCCTCATGTGGTACCCCTTCGGCATCGTAGCCCTCGGTGGCGTCGTGTTCATGGCAGGGATCCTGATGGAACAGTCGAAGGGAGGCGTCCATGGGGCTATTGAGTCTGACAGGCGGACCGGGCCTTAAGAATATTGAATACGGCAGCGACGGCGACTGGTGGCGAGGTTACACCCCGTGGCCCGGGATCATCAACGACTCGATAACGCTACCCTACGTTACGCGCGAGATCGCGCAAGGGCTCCCAGGTATCGGTCGAGGGGCTGAACTCATCGCCGGAGTGATGTCCCAGATAGCCCCCATCCTCAAGGACGTTGAGTCTAGGCCCGAGGACATCGCCAAGACCCATGACACCCCCCTGCTCCTTCGTGACCCCACCCCGAATTGGCATGGGCTGCCCGCGTGGCTCGGTGCGGTCACGGAGGACCTTTTCTACGAGGGCGACGCCTTCGGCTATCGTGGCCCCGAGGTCTCCGACTACCGAGGTTACCCCACGAGTCTACCCCTCTTGCAGCCAGAGCGGATGGCATACCAGGAAGGCGAGTACATCTTCTCAACCGACACCGGCCAGGAGAAGCTCGCCCCCAGTGACATAGTCCACTTCGTTGTAGGGGCCAGATCTGGGTTCCGCTTCGGTGTCGGTATCCTTGAGCGCTACCAAACCGAGCTGAAGATCATGGTGGCCACCGAGGGAAGCCAGTACGTACTCATGAAGAACGGGAAGCCCATGGGGGTCCTCTCCCTCGGGATCGATGTCAACGTAGAGCAAGCTCAGCAGTACAAGGCAGGGTTCCTCGAGGCGGTCCGCGACTCCGGGGTGGCCGCGATGGGCAACGCCGACTTCAAGCCAGTGCAGTGGAACTCTACCGAGCTCTCCATGATCCCCACCAGGGAGTTCAACCTTCGTCTAGCCTCAGACATCTGTGGCGTGCCACCGTACCTGCTCGGTGTTCCCAGTGAGAGCAGGGTCTACGCGAATATGGAGACGGAGTGGTCAACTTTCATCAAGATCACCCTAGGCCGGTACGTTCAGGCAATACAGAACGGGCTGTCCCGCTGCTTCCCTCGAGGGTCCACCGTCGTGATGAACACCGATACCCTCGTCAGGTCCGATACCAAGACCAGGTTCGAGATCTACAGCAGCGCCATCACATCTGGCGTCATGACAGTCAATGAAGCCCGAGCGAGTGAGAACCTATCTCCGATCGCGGAGCCGAAGCCGATCCTACCGACGAAACCACCGCCCCCCGAAGAAGAAGAGGAGGTTGCAACCGATGAATGATGACAGGTTCACTAGGCTCACGGCGAAGGTGTCAGAGGCCGAGGCGGGAACCATCAAGGGGGTCGCTGTCCGATATGGGGTTGATGTCCCTCGCGGGGAAGGGCTGGCGGAGCGGGTCAGTCCGGGGGCATTCCGCGCTCAGCTATCGGCCCCCAACAGGGTTCAGGTTCTGTGGCAGCACGACTGGGACTCCCCCATCGGGCGCGCAGTCAAGCTCTCGGACAGTGGGGACGAGCTCCTCTTCGAGGCGCTCATCACCGAGAACGTTGACGTACCCGACGCTCGCAAGGCGCTGGCCCTCTTGCGGGAGGGGATCATCGACGAGATCAGCGTCGGTTTCGAGTGGCAGACCTGGCATGAGGAGAGGGACAAGACCCACCTCACCATCGTGCACGACAAGGCGCGGCTCCGTGAGTTCAGTGTGGTGACATTCGGCGCTCAGGGTAAGCAAGCGAAGGTCAAGTCTGTCGCCAGCAAGGGGGGATTGAGTGTCGCAGCGTACCGTGCACGGCTGGCCGCGCTCACAGCGTAGCCCCTATAGGGGCCGATGCGCTCAGACGGTTCGGACGGGCGTGGAGCAATCTAGCCTAGCCTACCCCTAGGCCCATATGCAATGATGTGCCCAGGCCCACCCCATCTCAACGGTCGCTACGGCCCCCCGGCTTCGCCGGCCCCCCGAGCTCCCAGGCTAGATGGCCCCGGCGGAAGAGTACCCACTTCTACGCCTAGGAGGCGGAATGAGCAAGAAGCTGATTGAGATGCTCCGTAAGCAGCGTGACGCTGATCGGGCCAGCGCCGAAACCTTCCTCGCCAAGCAGGAGGAAGGCACCGCGCTTACCGACTCGGACAAGAAGAACCTCGAGGACCTCACCGCATCGGCCACCGAGCTCGACGTGCGCATCAAGGAGCTCACCGAGCTCGAGATGTCCCGCATGGCCGCCCTCGAACTGGACAACAAGTTCGACAACGCGGTGCACCAGTTCAGCTCGGTCCAGGTCAAGGAGCCGGAGCGCGAGACCTCCTTTGGTGAGAAGTTCACCTCCTCCGAGGTCTTCACCAACTACATGAAGGCTGGCGGCGGGACATCTGGTGTGTTCAGCACTGAGATGGCACTGCTGACCACTGTCGACGCGAACACGGCGTACCTGCCCCCGGTCAACAGGGTCAACGAGCCAGGTCGCCCGACCTACACCACTCCCCTTCTGGACGCTGAGGGCTACGAGCCCGTCAACAGCAACAGCATCGAGTGGATCGAGTGGCCGCTCGCCATTCCGCTGGCCAGCGTGGTGGCTGAAGGTGCACCGAAGCCTGAGACGGCCTACCCGCCGGTCCTCAAGACCGCCAACCTGATCAAGCTCGCTCACCACATCCCAGTGACGCGCGAAATGCTGGAGGACCTGCCCCGCGTGCAGTCCATCATCAGTGGGGTTCTGCTTCAGGGTGTACGCCTCAAGGCCGAGGAGCAGGCTGCGTCGGCACTCGTCGCTGCTACCCTCCCCACCGCCGAGAGCGACACGCTGATGAAGGCTGTCAGGATCGGCATCGCAGAGGTCTCCAGCGCAGGGTTCCGGCCGAACACCGTGGTCCTGAACCCGATGGACTACGCGCTCATCGACCTCGAGCTCCTGTCGCTGACCTTCGCAGGTGCGCGGGCCAACCAGCCTCTGTGGGGGCTGAACGTCGTGCCGGCGAACATCGTGGCTGAGGGCACTGCCTACGTGGGTGACTTCAAGACGGGCATGACGCTCTTCGATCGCCGTGTCACCAACGTCTACATCACCGACAGCCACGCTGCTGAGTTCATCTCGAACATCCTCCGCATCCTGGCCGAGGCGCGACTGTTCAGCGCTGTGGTCCGGCCTGAGGCCATCGTCGAGTGCACGGCGGCAGTCATTCCGTGATGAGCTCCCCGGCTGGTGTTGCTCCCCCGTCGTGCCAGCCGGGGCCTGGTGAAAGGAGGTAGGGGGCATGGCCGCACTGGTGACCCCAGAGGAGCTCGCCGCTTCGTTGGACTGGCCCCCTACCTCCGTTCTCACTGAGCTCGAGCAACCCTGTGATGCTGCTGACATGGTGATTCGGTCCTACCTGGACCCCGCCCTGGTCCATGATGATCACCCCAACGACCGCGAGGCTGCCCTTGCGGTGGCAACGCAGATCTATGCGTCCCGGAAATCCCCGGGAGGGCAGATGCAGTCGAATAGCTTCCAGCCCTACATCGTTCCCCATCTCCTGGGGCCAGGGCTCACGTCGAGGGTGATGGGCCTCATCTCAGTCTGTCGCAAGTATGGGGGGCTGGTGGTGGGATGAGCCCCCTGACCGACGCCCGTCAGGCCGTGGCCGCGAAGTTGGCAGACATCGGGGTGCGGGTCTACGCTAATCCCACTGAAATCCCAACCCCGCCTTGCATTCAGATCTTCGCCCCTGAGGCCTGGTTGAGTAGGCAGCGGCTGTCGGGTGGTTCGGTGGATGTCCAAGTCGGGGTCCGCGTCGCGGTGGCCATCGTAGGGGGCAACGCCGAAGCCTACGAGTACATCGAGAATCTAGTGTGGGCCGTTGTTCAAAAGCTCCCCATCAAGGGGGACGTAGACCCACCCCGGCTTGACAACTCGCAACAGCCGAACATCTACTTCGTAGATGTTGTCACAGTGGTCCAGGCCCATGATTGAAAAGGAGTAAGACAATGCCAGCTGAATTCCACCTTCTGGGTATCGGGACCCTGACCCTCGGTACCACCCCTCAGGACTTCTCCGGTGAGGTCTTGGGTGCCAAGGTCACCCACGAGTACGAGGACGTTGGTGAGGACCGCACGATGCTCGATGGTACGGTGCGCCCCGCCTCCACCCGTCGCATCGATGGCTTCACTGCTTCGGTGGAGAACGACCTCACCAGTGCTGGGCTCTACCAGTACCTCGTCACCAACGATGGTGAGAAGGTGGCCTTCGCCTTCACCCCCAATACTGCTGATGGTGCAGCGTGGGCCGGTGAGGTCGTGGCAGCCCTCCCTGGCGAGGTAGGGGCCGACGAGTTCGGCAGCCCGATCGTGTCTGATGTCGAGCTCAAGGCTGTTGGTAACCTCGGCTTCACTGCGGCTACCATCGTCTAGTGAAGCTCTCAGCGACGATTCAGGTGGAGGGCCAGGAACCTCAGGTCATCCACTCACGCCCCGTTGATATCGTCCAATGGGAGAACGGCACGAAGAGGAAGATCACTGACGGCATGGGGCTGGGTGATGTGATGCGCATCATCCACTCGGCAGCCAAGCGCCAGGGGTTGACTGAGCAAGGGTTCGAGGACTGGGCTGCTTCACTAGAGGACTTTGATCCGGTGACCCCAGAAGTGGACCCTACCCCGAAGGATCCGTCAGCCGACTGATCCTACAACTCGCGGTGACTACCCGCCTTTCTATTGAAGAGCTCAAGCAGTTGGAGTGGCGGGAGATCGAAACCCTGGTCGATATTCTCAACCAGCAGCATGAGCGGATGAAGGGAGGCAAGCGTGGCCGGCGTTCGAGGCGTTAGGGAAACACTAGCAGCCCTCAAGAGCGTCCAGCCTCTCATCAACATTGCCAACAGGGCAGCAGTACAGGGAGCTGCCCAGAACGCAGCCAGCACCCTCCAGGGCACCGCCCCGAGCGCACCCCTGTCCAACATGGCAGGGGATGGGCCGACGCGAACAGACGTACGCTCGGGGAGGAGCGAGGGGAACAACCGTGAGCGGTTGGTGTCAGTGGTGCTCGTGGGTCCCCGGTGGACTGTGGCCTCAGACATGGCGAGGAAGGGGGAGGGCACCATGGTCCCCAACCTCAACGCGAAGTATGGTGGCGCGAGTAGGTGGGCATGGCCTGTGGTTGAGCGAGCTATGCCCACCATCCAGGGTCGCATCATAGCATCTGTTGAAGCTGTTGAGAAGGCTGTCACAGTGAAGATGAGGTACTGATGGCTATCGTCGTACCGATTGTCACAACGTTCCACCCACTCGGGATCAACCGAGCGATGGCTGCCATCGCTACTGCCACCACCTCCATGGGTCGCATGCAGGCGGTCGGCGCTGGAATGAGCAACGTGGGTCGGGCCATGACCCTCGGTGTTACAGCTCCAATCGTGGCGCTGGCAGCGGCTTCAGTCAAGACCGCTGCCCAGTTCGATGTCACTATGCAGTCCATCAGGGTGAACACCGACGCCACCGCAGGGCAGATGGAGCAGGCGCGAGCCACCGCCATCAAGTTCGGGCAGGATACGATCTACTCAGCCAACGATGCGGCTGACGCTTTCCTCGAGCTCACCAAGGCTGGCATGACCCTTGACGAGGTCAACGCCGGGGGGCTCGCATCCACCCTGAACCTGGCCGCCACCGAGGGCATGAACCTGGCCGATGCCGGGGCTATCATGGCCCAGACCATGAACGCCTTCGGTGTGGAGGCAGACAAGTCAGCAGCGATCACAGACATCCTGGCGGCAGGGGCTGTCGCATCTACAGCCACCGTGACGGACCTAGCCTTCGGGCTCAAGTACGTTTCCTCGAGTGCAGCGGCGGCAGGCTACGACGTCGACGATACCGTGACTGCGTTGGCAGCGCTGAATAACGCGGGGCTGACCGCGAGCACCGCAGGCACCAGCCTCAACCAGATGTTGATGGGGCTCCAGGCTCCCACGAAGGCAGCCCAAACGGTGATGGATGACCTGGGCATTTCGGTCACCGACGCCAGTGGCGAGCTCCTCCCAATGCAGGATGTCATTGGCGAGCTGAACAACAAGATGAAGGACCTGAGCGGCCCGGAGAAGACTGCGGCCCTCAAGGCTATGTTCAATACCCGAGGCATGAGGGCGGCGAACATTCTCCTCAAGGACGGGGTGGAGGGCTGGGCAGACCTCAACGCCGAGGTCAGTGAGAGTGGCAAGGCTCAGGAGCTCGCCGACGCCAGGATGAGCGGGATGGCCGGCTCCCTCGAGCGCCTGCGGGGCAGCGCTGAGACGGCAGGGCTCGCCTTCGGTGACGCGCTCAAGCCTCTCATTGACGCAGTGACAGCAGCCCTCAAGTTCCTACTGGATGCCTTCACCAACCTCAGCCCCGGTATGCAGAGTGCGATCGCTATCTTCCTGGTGATCGTAGCAGCCATTGGCCCACTGGTGTGGATCATTGGTTCGCTCATCACAGCTTTCACCACCATCATCGGGGTGCTGGGGATGGTGACCGCCGCTGGGATGCTGGCAGTTCTGCCCTGGGTCCTCATCGGCGTTGCGGTGGCAGCGCTAGCCTTCGTCATCATCAAGTACTGGGACGAAATCTGGGGCTTCCTCAAGGGCATCTTCGACAAGATTGTAGGCATAGTCAAGGGGTTCCTAGACTATTTCAAGACCTCCTTCCCAGAGACCTTCGCTCTCATCAAGGGAGTTATCACCACCTTCATTGACTTCTGGAAGAGTGTCTTTACGGCGGGCTTCAACTTCATCAAGTCGTTCATCTCCATCTGGTGGGACTGGATCAAGACTCTGTTTACGGTGGGGTTCAACCTCCTCAAGGGGATCATCACTGGCTGGTTCAGTGTGATAAGCGCGATCTTCTCCACAGCCTTCAACGTGATCTTCACGATAGTCGAGACGGTGCTGGGTGCAGTCAAGGCGCTGTTCTCGGGTGACTTCGATAAGATGTGGGACATCGTTAAGTCGGGCATTGGGAAGATCCTTGACATCTTCAAGGGGTTCCCAGGCAAGATCCTTTCAGCGTTGGGGAACATGGGTAGCGTCCTCTACAACGCTGGTAAGGACTTGATTGAGGGCATGATCAACGGTATCAAGTCGATGGCTAGCGCTATCGGCAGCGCAGTCAAGGGCGTGATCCCTGACTGGGTTCCCGGCATTGGGAAGTCCGGGCCAGCTCCCTCAGCGTCCAGGGCGTCAGGGGCGTCTGCCCTGGCGCTGGGGGTCCCCACTCTCCACCAGAGGGCGAGGGCCACCAAGGTCACCATCAACATCAATGGCGACCGTGACCCCTTCGTTACAGCCAGGATCGTGAAGAGGGCGGTGGAGGGCTACGACGTCTCGCAGGGGCGGGCGCGAGGAGAGCCACTGGCGGTGGCCTGGTGAGCGATCTCACACAGTACCCCGATGTCTACGTCGAGGACGTGAAGCTAAACCCTGGGATCATCCCCCGGCCCCTGAAGATCACACATGGCAGGTCCACCGCGCAGGTCCAGCCTGACGCTCCCACCTGCGAGTTTGAGTACCTCGGCCCCTACCCTCCCTGCCGCATTGGACAGCGGGTAGTAGTCAAACAAAAGATTGTTACGGGTACAGACTCCGGTGACTGGCTAGACTCGATGGTGGAGTGGGTGGACCCACTCATTGATTGGTATGGGAACCCCCTGTCCGAGTCTAGTCGCTTCGTAGGCAAGGCAGCCACGGTGGTGGCGACCGAGCAAGATGGTCAAGTAGTCTCATGGAAGGTGGTCTGCATTGGGGAGCAGGCTTCGCTGGGGCGGATCTACGTAGACATGGACCGGCCCTACGAGACAGACTTCGCCAGGGTTCTGGCTATCGCAGCGAAGGTGGGGGTGGTTGTCAACATAGCGGGGACTACGACCTCCGACCTCGGCCCTGACGCCATTCAGCGTAGCGCACTGAGTGCGTTCCAAGAGCTCTGCAAGTCTACGGGTGGGTTGTTCTGGCAAGACCACAGCGGCAACTTCTGGTACGGAGCTCCTAACCACCGAGCCGAGACTACCGACTGGGTGCTCCCTGCTGGGGCTATCCTCGATGGTGTCGAGTGGAGCTCGGGTGTGGATGACATCCTCAACCACCTCACCATCACATGGCCGGCTCCGGAGCTTCCGCCGGCTCCCATCACTGGCCCGTGGGCTTACTCTACGAGCACCGACACAGGCAACGACCCAGGCTCAGGAAACTTCCGCACGAACAATGTGGACCCCAACCAGATCACACAGTTCGTGGTTTCCCAGATTGACGCCACTGGTACCGACGCTTCGTTGTCCCTCATCCGCCGTGGACCTGGCACCAGGATCTTCGTGCAGGAGAAGGCGAACGCTAGCAAGTGGGCACGGTGGACGTTGATCGACGCAGCGCAGGACAACGGCCAGTGGTTCACGATGTCAGTGGATTTCAACGAGGACGCTGAGGCAGGCCCGCCGGCGAAGGGTGTGGCCTGTATCATCACCTTCGACTCTAGGACCCAGTTCGAGACAGAGCAGGAAACCTTCAGCGATGACGCCAGCATCGCCATGTGGGGTTTCTACGGTGTGGAGATGGAAACCCTGGTGGCCAGTGAGCAGCAGGCGTCTCTCCTAGCGCTCACCATCCTAAGCCGTAGGGCACAACCATACTGGTTGATGCCTGGCGTTCTCGTGCCATATGAGGAGCTCAACGTCCCGAACACTGTGTCCATGCAGTTCCTGGATGTCTCGGTTGGCATCCTCGCCCCAGTTCCTGACGCACCCGCGAACACCCCTGCTGAGCTTCAGCAGTGGGCGGTGGAGGGGTACGTGGAGGAGTGGCGTGAGGATGGCTACTGGGCTCAGCTGTCGTTGTCTGACTGGGGGCGTTCAAGTAGTTCCATGGTCCGGACTTACGGGAGCGTCCGCGATGGGCTAAACTACGCTCAGGCTGCGGCTAAGACCTACCAGAAGCTCCTAGTGGAGGTGGTGTAGTGACTGGTTACACTGACCCGGATCTACTCCCGTTCCCCAACGACTACAACGTACCTGCCGATGTCCCCGCTGATGTCGAAGCCTTGGCTGTGGCGACCCAGGCGCTCATCACAGAGCAGCAGGCAATCATCGCGAACCTGGCCCCTATCGGGGTTATCCTCATGTGGCCGCAGGCTTCAGCTCCACCTGGGTGGCATCTCTGCAACGGGACAGCTCACGGGTCGCCGGCGTTGCAGGCGGTCCTGGGTTCCCCCAACACCCCGAACCTGGCTGACCGATTCATCGTGGCAGCGGGGGCCTCGTATGGGGTGGGTGCGCAGGGTGGAGCGGCAGCCATTCAGCTTAGCCCAGCCGAGTCAGGGCTCCGCAACCACGCTCACACAGGCAGCACTGGGTTCATGGACCGAGCTAACGTCCACGCTCACCCCTCTCCCCTGGCCCTCGGCCCCTGGAATGGTGTCAACCAGGACGCTGACACCTCAGCTCGCTCCTCACCGACTAGGTATGCCTCGTTCGTGAACCCGACAGGGGCAGCAGCAGATACGAACCATACCCACGCTGTGACAGTGGATGCCAGCGGTGAGGCGTGGGCGGTGGCAGCGCACGAGAACCGACCACCCTACTACGCGCTCACGTACATCATTAGGAAGAGTTGACATGGTATCCGTCAATAGCTTCGGTGGTCCCGGGCAGAACCTGGACAACCCACCGCTCGGTGGGCCGAATGGTTGGGCGGCAGCAGTCGCTGCTGCACTGGACGGGTCAGACGTTCCAGTCAACACAAGGATCCAGACCGCTGAGGATGCCATCAGGGCTGACGTCGGGCTCCCCGTTGCTGGCCGGAACCGGCTCATCAATGGCGACTTCGTTGTCAACCAGCGACATTTCTACAGCACCAGCACCAATGGATATCACACCGCTGACCGGTGGTTCTTGAGTGCAATCGGTGGGACCTTTTCCCTAGAGCACTATTCGGAGTCGACCAACGACCTGCCTGAAACCCAACGCTCTTGCCTGCGGCTCACGGCAGGCAGTCAAGTAGGGGCTACCAACCAGGTCACACTCAATCAGAGGATTGAGTATGTCTACAACCTGAGTGGGAAGCACGCCACCCTGAGTTTCTGGGCGAAGGGCAGTACCGACGGCATGAAGGTCGGGCCGATGCTGGTTCAGCATTTTGGTCAAGGTGGGAACCCAGCGCCTCCCATCACTACAGTCATGCCAGTGGTGACTACTACCACTACTTGGACTCGGTACTTCGTCCCAGTTGACGTCCCCTCGATCCACGGCAAGCAGATCGGCAGTAATGGGGGGCGGGTGTCATTGATTCTATGCATCTCCAATGGGCCGTCTGGTGGGTCACACCCCGGCGTCGGGTTGCAGAACGGGTCAGTATCGTTCTTTGGTGTCCAACTGGAGGAGGGCGAGGCTACCCCCTTTGAGGAGAAATCCTATGGGGTCACCCTGAGGGAGTGCCAGCGTTACTTCCAGCGGGTCGGTGGCGCGGCTAGTGGTTATGTCGCTGCAGCGACCATCGGTAGGTTTGCCATCTGGTATCTAGAACAGATGGCCATCACACCAACAGTGACTCTAGACCCTGGCTCCCCTGGTGTTCTAAACTCCACACAGGGCAACCCGGTTGTGAATAGTATCGGCCTTCAGGGAGTCTATTCCCATGCGGCGTACATCGACGTGAACATTACGGGGACCATGATCGGTGGGCAGGGCTGCCTCTGGTACGGGTTCGTCCTTGAGTTTAATGCAGAGATTCCCTAGGAGGAATAGTGGCTGATTCATATCTGACTATCTCGGTGGTTGCGGTTGACCAGAACATGCTCAACCGGGTGACTGCCTGCGCAGCTCAGCAGGGTGTCCACAACAGCCCTCACAGTTGGGCGGCGCAGAATCAGTACGCTTGGGCTTCCTCGCCGACGTGGGCCGAGAAGTGGGACTACGCTGTGGCGAACGGTGTGGAGGAGCCCGGTGCTGATCCAGCAGTCATCACCGACATCGACATCCTGACCACCGTGCAGGGTCTACTCAATGCACCGCCAGGACAAGTGGGATGAACAAGATGGGATGGGCGCTCCTAGTCGTCACAGGGGGGCTCGTCCTCGTGGGCTGCATCGTGTACGCCTACGACTATGTTGGGGTGGCCCAGTTCCTTTGGGTGATCGCATCTGGAACAGCCGGTGGCACCGTCGCTATCTTCGTGGATGATGAGGTCAATCGCGACCACAAGATCGAAGAGCTTAGGAGGCAGCCACCGTGACCGGCGAAGACTGGGTGCCTGGGGTCATCCTAGCGTTCGTTATCTGGGTTGCCTTCATGATCGGGCTCTGTCTGCTGTTCCTGCACTGGTCCCTCAAGCGCATCGACAAGATCATCGACGCCCAGATCCAAGAGTTAGATGTCATGCCCCCGAAACCTGATGGACCCTTCCGCAACTTCAAGTTGACGAAGGATGATGATGAGCAGCCCTAGGGGTATTGAGGAAAGGATCGACTGGTTCCAAACGCACAACCCTTCAGGCTCGGGCATGTGCGCTCAGCACACGTGGCACGCCCTCGGTGGGAACAACGGGAATCCGCCAGCCTGGTCCTGCTCCGACGCTAACGAGTGTGTGGACAAGGTCAAGGCCTCGGGTCGCTACTGGACCCCTTCGACCTGGGACGGCCCACCCCCGCGTGGAGCTTGGGTCGGCTGGAAGTACGGGAGCAACGGGCACGCGGCCCTCAGCAATGGTGATGGCACCATCAGCACGACCGACCCCTCGAGCGATCAAGGGATGTGTGGGATCGAGAACCTGGACTACCCGAAGAAGTGGGGGTTCAGTACATCTAACGGGCCATACACCGTGTGGACTGACCAGTACAACGGCGTACGATTCGAGGTAGGGGCTGGCATGGTCGATGTCTATAACTACAAGTACAGTGGAAAGAGTGAGGACACCAAAGAGATCCCACTCAACGAGTACACCTGGGTCACCAAGGACACCGATGACCCTGCCGCGAGTGGGCTTGAGTTCAAGCTGATTTACCTCAACGTGAGGTTGCGGTGGGCGCGCAGAGGGGTCACCAACATCCGGGTGAAGTATGTGCGTGAGGGCGATGACCCCACTGCCTACCAGGACTATCGAGTGGTACCCCTCGAGGAAGACCCTACTGAGTACCCTCTCGAAGAGGACTTCCTGATCACCCACATGCACATGGAAGCCGGTGAGAAGGGGATCGGCGGGAAGTGGTATGTCAAGATCACTGGAGTCGGACTGACTTCAGCAGCGGTGGATACTCGCTACAACAAGTACGCGACGATCAAGGACAATGGCTGATGCCTGGTCGCTACGATCTCAATCTGTATCGGGGTGACTCCTACACCTGGCGATTCATCCTGTGGGATGACGATGCCCAGACCGTTCCCACCGACTTGACTGGGGCAACAGTCAAGGCTGAAATCCGGGAGAAGTCAGCCGGCACTCACGTGGTGATACTGACGCCGATAATCACACAGCCCAACATCATCGACATCTCGATGACCCCGGCGATGTATGTCGACTGCCCAGTCAAGGGAGTGTGGGACTTCCAGATCACCTACCCTGATGGCAAGGTGCATTCCCCCATCTATGGTGACGTGGTGGTGACTGGGGACGTTACAGATTCGGTGGTCATGCCGGTAGCGCGCCGATGACTACAGTCGTCGTTGAGCCGGGCGAGGGCGAGCCGGTTGTCGTAGTTGACCATGACCCTGTCCAGGTAATCAACATTCAGTACGACCAGGGTGTCGAGGTCGTCGCGGTGCAGATGGGTGACCTTGGTCCTAAGGTGATCGATGTCACAACAGAGCAGGACATCGAGGTCATCGCGGTGTTCACGGGACAGCAGGGAGCGACAGGGCCGCAGGGTCCACAGGGGGAAACAGGCCCGCCAGGGCCAACCGGAGCTGACTCCACAGTCCCAGGCCCGACTGGTCCACCGGGGGCGACCGGCCCATCGGGGCCAATCGGCCCTGAGGGAGCACCTGGAGCTGCGTCCACAGTTCCAGGCCCTCAGGGTCCGCAAGGTACGATCGGCCCAACAGGAGCCGCTGGCCCGCAGGGAGTACCCGGTGCTGACTCCACCGTTCCTGGGCCAGTAGGTCCAACAGGTGCCACAGGGTCGCAAGGTCCTGCTGGCGAGGATGGGGCACCCGGACCTCCAGGTGCTGACTCTACGGTTCCAGGCCCAGTGGGACCGCAGGGTATCGAGGGGCCGACTGGCCCACAGGGAGACACGGGGCCAACAGGTGCAACAGGTTCGCAAGGTCTCACGGGTGCGACGGGTGCGACGGGTCCCGAGGGACCACAGGGTATTCAAGGAACTCCAGGAGCGACGGGGCCAGCCGGTGCGGACTCCACAGTCCCCGGCCCGACAGGTCCACAAGGTGCGGCAGGTCCCGAAGGACCACAGGGAATTCAGGGCACCCCGGGAGCGACGGGTGCGACAGGCCCAGCAGGAGCTGACTCAATTGTCCCCGGTCCAGCGGGACCGCAGGGTGCGACAGGAGCGACAGGAGCTGCAGGGCCACAGGGGATTCAGGGCACGCCTGGAGCGACTGGCCCGACAGGTCCGGCAGGCGCTGACTCCACAGTTCCTGGCCCGACTGGCCCGCAGGGTATTCAAGGTAATCCTGGTGCGACGGGTGCAGCAGGGCCGAAGGGTGATACTGGTGCTACGGGTGCGGCCTCTACGGTTCCTGGCCCAGCAGGTCCAGCAGGTGCTCAGGGAGTCAAGGGCGATACAGGACTCACAGGGGCGACCGGGCCAGCAGGACCAACAGGGGCGACAGGGGCAGCTTCCACAGTCCCAGGGCCGACTGGCCCTCAGGGTGTCAAGGGTGACACAGGCGCGACAGGTGCAACAGGGTCGCAAGGTGTACAGGGACCGAAGGGCGACACTGGAGCTACTGGTACAGCAGGTCCAACAGGAGCCACTGGCAGCCAGGGTCCACAGGGGATCCCAGGCACTACGGGTGCTCAGGGGCCTCAAGGCCCAGCAGGAACGACAGGGGCGCAGGGCATCCAGGGAGTCAAGGGCGACCCCGGTACCCGGAACCGCCTGATCAACGGCAACTTCTCGATCATCCAGCGCAGCGGAACGGATGTAACGGTCAGCGGACAGTTCTGTCACGATAGGTGGTACTTCAATTTCACCGGGACTGGTGGGACCAGGGTGTACGGGAACAGAACCAACGACGCTCAGTCGCTACCCGAGGGGGCGAAGCAGTTCGCGGGTATCGGGCAGGCAGGCATCACAGACCCCACGACGAGCACGACCCTGGGGCAGAAGATTGAGGGTGCTCGGAGTCTGTCGGGCAAGCAGGTCACAGTGTCGTTCTGGGCGCGATGCGATGTGCTCCCAACGAAGATCGGGGTGCAGTTGGTGCGGAACTTCGGCACCGGGGGCACCACTAGCCCGACCGAGTTCTATGATATCGGGATCGTCACTCTGGGCGCTGGTGGGGGGCAAGGCCCGTTCCAACGGTACTCCGTAACGGGGGCGCTTCCTGTCTGGGCTGGGCAGAGTGAGGGGACAAACAAAGACAGTCGGATCACACTGTTGCTCTACACGTCATGTGGGGCGAACGCTACCTCGGTTGGTGGGATGGGAGTCATCGGTATTCAGAACCGGAACATCCACATCTGGGGCGTCCAGGTGGAGGCGGGTTCGGTCGCCACTGAGTTTGAGTTCCGCCTGCCCAGCGAGGAATTGGCCGCCTGCCGCAGATACTACCAGTACTACCAACTTCTTGCTGGTGAGATAGATTCCGCTTCGGGCGGCAACTACGTGTACTTGAACCCCCCAGACGTGGCTACCTTGCGAACAAAGGCTTATACGGCGTCCATATCGGGCATCAACCAGGTGAACACTGGTGGCAGTGTCGCAGTCAACCCTGGTGTGTACGTAGAGGCGGAGATGATTTACGTCGTTTTGAACCCGGTGGGGACCCCCGGCGCATGGTGCCGAGTGTTCGACACTATACTGAACGCCGAACTCTAGGAGGAAGCATGACCTTCCGTGACGTGATCCTCATCCTGCTCGTCATCGCAGTGGTGTTCCTGCTAGTCCTTGCTTTTGACTAGACCATCCAGGGTGTCGTGCCCCTTCAGTCGCCACTCGGTGATGGAGGGGAACCCGTCCGTACGCCGGTGCTGAACCCCGAGTCGCTTCCGCGCACTGTGCACCGCCCCCTTCTTGATCCCCATCTCGAGCGCGTGCTCCATCACCAATGAGCTGGCCACCCAGCCGCCCTTCCCGGGGTCGCCCTGCTCTTGCAGGAACCTGCTGAGGAAGTCCACCGCGTCGTTGGCGTCCATGAGCGCTTCGCCATCGGTGTTGCTAGCCTGCATGGCCTCGCGCATGGTGCCATTGAAGTCGGCCCCCCACTTAACCTTCGCCGTGGGGAGCTTGTTCCCCTCGCTATCCAGCACGGTGGCCGCTGTGATGGTGAACTCGTGACGTGGGAGAGTATCGCTCGGGCCGAGATTGTTCTTCACTGTGCCGAAGATCCGGTGCGTGTGATCCAGGGGGTGGTGGATCACCGCATGCACCGACCTCGCCACCGCAGTAAACGCCTTGCTCGCCATGACTGAGTTGAGGATGTCGTCCCCGCCTGACTTGTTGAAGTGCATGATGCCGAGGGCAGCAGCGTCGGTGGCCCCCAGCATCTTGGTCATAGGCTCGAGCGCCCTGCGTACCTCACCATCACGGTGGCTGTCCAGGCTGGCGGTCAAGCGGCTGATGAGAGGGTCGAAGAAGATGAAGGACACATCCTCTTGTCGTATCAGCGCCTCGGTCTTGTTGACATCACGGGGCAGCATCAGCTCCTCGATGTGGGTGTCGCCCTCCATGTCAACGCTGACAGCTTCCACATGCAGGACCAGGTCGAGGTTGGCATTGTTCGCCATCAGCCGGGGCACCACGACGTGCTCCCAGGAGTCCTCGGTAGCGATGATGATGACCGACTTCGGGGTGCCGTAGTCGGCTCCCAGCAGGGTGCCACGAGTGATGGCTGCTGAGGCCCAATAGCCGATACTTGACTTGCCTGTTCCCTCCTTACCAGCGAGGATGCCTAGTGTTCCCTTGGCTAGTCTACCTTCCCACAGCCAGGTGGCTGCGCTCGGTTGGATAGTGCTCGCTCTGATCACCTTCAATCCACTTGACTCGGGGGCTTTGACCTTTGGCTTCTCAGCCTTCGGCCCTATCAGCCCGTCTGTCCACGACCCCCCCGTCAATTCCCCTATGGATAGGGGTCTATTGGTGGGCAGGTCCATCGAGGAGGAGAACACGTAGACCTCCCCCTCGCCGGTGTACCCGATGGTCCCGCTGACACCCTCGCGTTTCCCCTCCCTGGTGAAGAGCACGTAGGGTTCGTCACCTCCGCCGGTGTCCAGCATCACATGGTGGACGTGGTACTGCTCTACCATCACATCGATAGCGTCTACAGTGAGCAGTGGGAGGTTGACCCGGTCACTCTCCTTCAGCGCTCGGCGGATCCCGCTAGCTCGGCCGGCGACCCCGTCCACCACCGACTGGAGCATGTCCACGAACTTCGCCGGCAGGACCTCGGGTGGATCCCAGGGGTCGCGGTCATCCCATGACCCCCACGGGGTGACGACTCCCGGGGCGACCACCCACCCCGAGTCTGCCCGGACGTCGATAAGGTTCGCCCACTGGAGCGGCACTCTGTTGCCGAACATCTTCCCCGTTGGCTTGCGGAGGTAGCGGTGTTCCCCTCCACTGGCGGTGTCCACACACCAGCCGGGGGGCAGACCGATGGAGTCAGCGAAGCCCACCCCGTCGAACCCGTGCCTGTCACAGTCGAAGACGATGTACCCCGCCGACCCGGGGACCAGCCCCACGCCGAGCACTTCACCATCTCTGTTGTTGATGGCGCGGAACCAGCTCTCGATCTGCTCGGGGTCGGTGGAGCCATCCAGGTGGCCGCGCCCCCCATTCAGGGGGCGCTTGTTCGTGAGCCCTTTCCTGTCATCCCAAGAGATCCCAACGGGGAAGACCTTGAAGCCTCGAGAGGCCCAGAGCAGGGCGAGGTTGCGCGCGGTTTCTAGCTCCAGCGCGGTAGCCACCTCAGTTTGCTTCCCCGGGGCTCACTATGGCATCCTTAGGGTAGTGGCCTCCGTCCGTGGCTTCCGTGGTGGTTCCTCCGGGCGGAGGCTGCTGTACGTGCATCCTGTCTCCTGGGTGTAGTTCGCGAGGCCCTGAGAATGACGGAGAAGCTTCGCGGGTGCCGGACCTATGGTTGTGGTAGCCCCCCGTGCCAGGAAGCAAAGGGGGTGCCCCAGCATACTCTGCTGAAGCACCCCCCCGCTACCCCCTACTTGCGAGCCTTGACCAGACCCGCGAGGGCGTCCATGCTGCCGACCGGCGGGGTGTAGACCGCTGTGTACTCCTTCGGCGGGAAGCCCTTGCCCGTCTTCGGCTTCGGCCCATCCTTCACGTAGGTGATGGACAGGATGCCACCGACGTCGATCCCCGCAGCCCCCGCCGTCTTCACCGCAGCCCTCACGGCGTTGGCCCGAGCCGAGCCCTTGGGCAGAACCACCAGGCGGTCCCCGTTGTCGTCGTCGATCTCCGGGTCGCGCTCCGCGGTGTTGATCAGGATGGTGACCTCCATCTTGGGGTCGGTCTTCGCCTCATCCCAGAAGGCAGGCTGGCCGTCGGTGAAGTCCCTGGCCTGCCGTGCCTCCGGCTCGCGCTTGACCTCACCCTTGACGGTGTGGCCGAGGGTCAGCCAACTCGCCCATGGGGTGCCACCGCTCATCAACATATCGTTTCCGCTGCTCATGCGTCACTTCTCCTTTTCAGTGTTGCGATGCCCAGCTCTGGGCACCGGTTTCATCGCGAGCAACATCGCCCGCTTCCCGAGCATCAGCCCGGAGTCAATGGCCTTGCGAGCTGTCGCCGCAGAGGCGTACGGCCCGTAGGCGATCGGTGGTGTGGTGTCAACGATGACCACCCACCTGACTTCCCCGTCCGACTCCACGACAGCGGTCGCTATCGCATCAGCGGCGGCACGGAGGTCCTCGTATGGTCCTGCTGTGAGTGCAGCGTAGGCTGACTCACGGTGGTGCTTGAGTGTGCGCTCTTTCATCATACCGCCAGTGCGATGAGTAGGATGGAGATTGTCACCATCATCACGAGCCCAACTGCGATCAGGGTGTAGACGATGATGGTGGCAGCGATGTGCACCCAGTCCCTCTTCATGCCCACGCCGGTCGCGAGGAAGACACCGCCACCCCGGACTTGCGAGCGGCCCGGACAGCGCAAGCGAGCTGGGCATACTTCCACCCCTCATTGATGTCGATCCACACCGGCTCGATCTTGGCGGTACCCCGCTCCACCTGGATGATGAGCGCCCAGTCCTGGTTGATGTCGAAGTGGCTCCACTCCCCCACCCGGTCCAGGTCCACCATCGGTCGCCCCCAGCGATCCCTCGAGGGCTCGTTGGAAAGGTAGGGCAGCCCATGGGCGTAGACCCCTGTCTGGATCGCCCACGACATCACCTTGTACCGCTCGTTGGTGATCTCCGCTACGCTCTTGGTGTCACCAACGATCACCGTGTCACTCACAACGTGGCGCAGGAGCAGGTCCATGGTTCCTGCGCAGAGTTCGGGCAGCCCCTGAGTCACGACGAACATCTCGCTGGCCAGGATCTCGAAGCCGTTGTTGTGGATGAAGTCGTACACCGCCTTGCCATCACTCCTGGCCGGCTCTGGAATCCTGCTGATGTTGACTCCCCCATGCAGAGCCTCCACCACCATGTGGATGTTCGTGCCGTCGCTGGCAGCGGTGGCATCGTTCCTCTTCTCAGCCTCGTCGTACAGGGGGCGGAAGGCTTTCCACCCCGTGTCCTTGACCAGGGCCAGCCGAGTCATGAGGTCATCGTTCTTGGCCACGGTACGGAGCGTGCTCGCGGCGATGTAGGGCATCAAGCCGGACTTGTCCTCCATCGCCCCTGCGAGGGTGCTCGGTCTGGTGGCTGGTTGGGTGCTCACTTGAATGGCCTTCCTATGTCTAGCCACGGCCACTCTATTACGAGCCGTAGGATGGTGTAGTCAGCTGCGAGAGTTGACCTGTTGAGTGGGTGCTCACTGTTCGGCCCGTGGCGGGAGCGGTTCTTCCCATTATGGCGGTAGTAGCTCTTATGGAGACGGTCCTCGAGCAGCCTAGGTGCTTTATCCTCACGCCCACCCATCCAGAGCTCACTCTCTTCTGGCATGTACTCCCACAGGAGCGGAACCAGTGGGACATAGAGCCTTGGGGACCAGCACGGGATATTGCCCTCGTAGTCCCCATGGAACACGTGGGGGTCACCCCCTGCGATTTCAGCCAGCGCCCATGTGTAGAGGCCGAGCTTCATATGGGAGGTCATGCGCCTGCTGTCGTTCCCGCTGCTACCTCCTGGTGCGGGGTTGACCATAGCCGCATAGGGTCGCGTCATGTAGTCTCGCACCCTTCATCGTGTTGGATGTGGCTGATGGAGAGGAAGGAGTCGTGGAAGCTCCCAATGGGACTGTACCAGTTGATGGCCTCAGTCATATGCGACTGCCACATGCATGGAGGGAGCAACTGGTCGTTGTAGGCGAACAGGATGCTGTAGCCATCCCTCTGCGCGGCCTGGGCGTCACGGAGGAGGAAGACTGGAACCGTCCCCGCGTTGCCCCCCCAGTTCACCACGTAGAGCCTGCGGCGCTGCGGGGTGGAGTGGTAGATGGTCCACTCAGCCCCACGGTCATGCCCGTACGCCTTCACCCGCATCGTCTCGCTGTCCCAGGTGACTGTGGTGAGGAACTTGCTCATAGTCCCACGCTCACAGCGGCTGCAAGGCTCTGCTCGTACTCGGTGGGGTCGTCCACTGGCCTGCCGGCGAGGATGGCTCGGGCTCGCCGGCTGATCTCTGCGATGCCACCCCCCACTGCTCCCCAGCGGGGGCGGTAGATGAACTCGTGGGACTCGGGCTGCGGCACGGACCTCAGCTCCCTCGCCTTGTCGATGTCGTTGAGATAGAGATGGAGGCTGCCGACGGTGTGGCAGTACTCGCCAGGCTCGACATCCAGGGCGTCTGCCATCGCACACTGCAACGACGTGAACTGGAAGAGGTCGTAGGGCAGCCCCAGCCAGACGTCGTTGCTCCTCATGCTGACCCGCATCCCGAGCCGTGGCCCTTGCCAGAGGAACTGGATGGTGAGGGTGCAGGGCACGTCAGCCACGAACCTCTCGAGGTCGTTCGGCCCGTGGTAGATGCTGACCACAGCCTGCCTGGTTCCGTGGTCCTTCACCAGCAGGGAGTGGGCGCGGGCGAGCTGACCATAGACCCGCTGCCCGTATGCCCCGTGGAAGATGCCCTCGTCGGCGTACTGTGCCATCGACTTGGAGCCACGCATCACCGTGTCAGGTGCGGCGAGCTGCCCCACGAGCTGGAGTGCCTCCACCGCCCCGATGAACTGGCGGGCCTCGCGGTCAGGGAGGTAGACCGGCAGGTGGGGGTGGATGATGTGGGTCGTGTAGTTCTGCACTTCCTTGGTGGCCATGCCTCGGGCGTTGACCTCAGTTCCGAGCATCGCTGTTTGGATCGCCCAGTAGCAGGCTTCTTGTGGGGTCAGCACGTTCATCTCCATCAGGTGGTTCCCTTTCTGATCTGCTTGAGCAGGTTACTGGTGACAACGGTCACCGGCATGTAGAGGATGTCGCCACGGATGGCGAGCTTGAGGAACTCGCGCTGCCCCATCATGGCGTGGTAGGCGTCGGTGTTGGACTCGCCCCGCCTCTGGATGGTGTCGTTGATCTCCTGGTAGGGGCGAACGATGATGTCCACTCGTGCCCCTTGGTTGGCGTACCAGAGGCAGACCAGCTCCCAGTTTGACTGGTTCAGGGTGGGCCGGTGGAACCCGAGCTTGGACCACACCTTGGACCCGATGAAGGAGCGGTCCATGACCACGTTGGCATACTTAGCGACCTTGACTACGTACTCTTCGAGAGGGTGCTTCCCGTTAGGCACCCCGTAGTGGAACAGGGTAGACCCATCCCGCTGGAATATCCAGTGAGCATGTGTCGACTTGCCGACGGCATCAGCTCCCTCGAGGATGCTGATCATCTGTGGTGGTTCCTCCTTGCCTTGTTGATAGCGGTCTTCCTGGCGTAGGCTACTGCCCACTCCTCGTCGGTAACGTCGACTGTGATAGCCAGCGCCCCCACGAAGTGTACGACGTCTACGAGTTCCTCGATGTAGGCGTCACGGTCGAAGTGGGTGGGGTCCCCTATGTCCCACCACTTCCACCCCCTGACCTCTTGCAGGACCTCAGTGGCCTCCACGATCAGCCCGAGCACCATGTTCCGCACCCATGCTATCTTCTCCTCAGGTGGCAGCACGGCAGGGTCGCCACCGAAGTAGTTGATCTGCAGGTCCCGCGTGCTCGCCAGCCAGTCGGGGGTCATCGTGCCGACCCAATGATGTGCCAGAGGTCAAGCCCGAGCTTCTCCGCGAGCTCGATGGTGGGGGCGTCAGGGTAGCGCTCCCAGTCGGGGGCGTGGAGCCAGTAGACCTTCTCGATCCCATACGAGGCTGCCAGCAGGACGCAGGGTGAGCAGGGGAAGTGGGTGACAGCCAGAATACCCCCCCGCGCGAGCGTTGGGGTGGTGTAGCGAAGGGCGTTGGCCTCGCCGTGGATCACGTACGGCCTGCGACCCTGCCTGTCGTTCCAGTCGATGCTGGCCCCTGCGATGGTCCCGTTGTAACCGACACCGAGGACGATTCCGTCCTTGTCGAGGACGCAAGCCCCGACCTTGCAGTGGGGGTCTTCGCTCCGCGCTGCCGAGGCCAGTGCGATGTTCATCGCATGGTCGGCCCAGGTGGGCCTACTCATCTTCGGCCATGTCAGCGTTGTGGAGGTCCAGGATGTGCGACATGATGTTGGGTGCCTGCATGAGCGCCTGCATGGCGGTCGTGGCCTGCATGTCGGTGTCTTCGGTGGGCAGGAGGGAGAGCTGGACGGACACCCCCGCCTCAGCAACAGCGAACCTGATGTGGCGGCCGAACTCGTCAGTCCAGACGGTGGCCTCAACTTCAACGTAGTGCATGTGGTGGCTCCTCAGTTATCTCGTTCGTCTCATCTCCGGTGTCGTGCACCCTAAGCATAGCGCACCCCCCCTAAGGAAGCAATACCTTAGAGGGGGTGATGTGCTACAGATGTCAGCCCGCGTCGCGGAGCTCCTCCACCTGCTCGAAGAGGTCCTCGATGGACAGCGTGCCTGCCTCGAGGGCGTCGAGCGTGGCGTTGGCGACCTTGTTGGAGTCCAGCCCCAGCTCGCCCAGCTCCTTCCAGGTGCACCCGAGCGCGCGGCGCAGGACGGAGCGCGGGTTCTTCTGGTAGGAGGTCGCGCCCTCGGCACCCCAGGTCTCGCGGTAGAAGCGGCCACCCCGCTCGCCCACGTCGGAGAAGGTGAGGGTGGGCTCGGCCTCGGTCTCGGGGTCGTTGGGGGCGTCGGTGGCGTCGGGGTTGACACCCGCGATCACCTTCCCGTTGCCAGCGGCAGCGTACTGAGCAGTGGGGGTCGCCTCGAAGAAGGCGAGAGCCTGGTCCTCGCGAGCGTGCTGGATGACGGTGCCATCGGTAAGGAAAACGGAGTACTTACGACTAGCCATAGCGGGTGGTTCCTCACTTCCTGTTGTAGTTGGAAAGGCCATCATACCATGTCGGGCTGCCGCCACGCAAATGTTCCAGAGCCTCATCGCAGGGCTACTTCGTGCCCGTCGGCGACGACGGCGAGGTGGACGTTGTACGCCATCGATCGGGACACCCCCGCCAGGTTCCCAGCATCGATGTAGTGCATACCATCGAGGATGGCGGCGCGGATGACGACTATGGTGGCGTCCCTGGTGGAGTCGTAGAGCTCCTGCGCAGTATGGAACCTGTCGCCGGCTCCGCGCAGGGCATCAGCGTGGTGGAACAACAGCTCAGGGTCGAGCTGCTTCCGCGGTCTGCCCAGCGACTGCTGCCTAGTTGTGCGTTTGGGGATCACTAGTGGTTTCTTCTCGTTTGCCATGGGACAATTATACTCCTCTTGCTGCCGGGAAGCAAAGCCTAGTGGTGCGGGCACACTTCAAGATCCGCTATAGCAGGTCACAATTCCTACCAGTCGTGTTAAAGGACCCCCAGACTAAACAACTGCACGACTAGTAGAGGACTCCGAATCAATCCCTAGACCAGTTGTACAGTCGTTGTAGTTGTTTGTTGTGTTTAATAAGATCTTACGAAAGCAGAACAAGGGGACCATCACAACCACCATCGGGCAGGCCCTCCTAGTCTACAACCATTGCATCCACGCTGTCAGGCTACTATAATAAGGGGGTGGGCGACCGCCCGCACTACGAGAGGAATCCACCACATGCCCGACCTTACAGACCCATCAGGGCGGAAGATCACTCGCCAGCCCCGCGTCTACAGCTCCAACCCAGGGCGGCAGAAGTCCGCGCAGATCTCACGCTCCCGCAAGGCTCAAGCCATACTGAAGGACATGGCCTACTACGGGGAGGCGATCCCGGAGCAGAGCTGGCAGGCCATGTACCGCGACCTCCTAGCCACCCCCCTCTACAACCCTGCCGGCGAGATCTACCTCATGAAGGAGGGCGAGTGACCCCGACCTGCCCGCGCTGCGGGGAGCCCCTGCCCAACCGTCGCATCCCCGCCCTCTCCCGCTGGGACAATCGCACGTACATCTGCAACAACTGCGGAATGGCTGAGGCCCTGCTCCAGTACGAGGCCATGGAGAAGGGCAAGAACCCCTACGACAACATCCACCCAACGGGAGGCTCCATCGTGTGGTCCATCTTCAAGGGGCGGGTGCGGAAGTGATGCCCATCATCACCTTCGACCTGGACAGCACGCTCGCCGACACCCGCGCCCGTCGCTACCTCATCAATCGCGAGGGTCCCACCGACTGGCGGGCGTACTCCATGGCATGCTCGTCTGACGAGCCCATCGCCCACACGGTCGCGCTCTGGCACGCGCTCGCGCCCACCTACAACCTCGCCATAGTCACCGCCCGCAACATCCTGGCCAGGGGGCTCACCGAGGAGTGGCTGCTCAAGCACCACATCCGCCCCGACCTCCTACTCATGGCCAGCGATGAGCAAGCCACCATGGATCACGGAGAGTACAAGAAGGTCAGGGTCCTCGAGGCAGGGCGGCGACTGTCGGGGCACGTCACCCTCCACATCGATGACTGGCCGCCAGTCGCTGATGCGCTTGCCGAAATCGGGGTCCCCTGCCTCATGGTAACCCCCCCGTCTAGTGAAGGGCCGGGCAACTATGTCTGACCACGACCCGCTGTGCGAGGTGGATGTCCACGGGAACTTCTGTCAGTGCTGCCTGATCGCCAAGGTCCGCGCCGACGAGCGGGAGCGGATGCACGACGTCTACCACATGGAAGAGCGCGTCCCTGATCGCCGGGAGCAGCAATGAGTAGGGCGGAGGCCGAGCAGGCCGAGAGGGAAGGGCGGTACGTGGGTGCCCTCGCCCTCTGGTACCAGGTCCTTTTCGCTGGGCACGACGACATGGAGGATGTCATGGATCACATCGACGCTACCCGCGCATGGTCGCGCGCCCCCGCCGAGCCCCCCGCCCACGGGTGCGGGAAGGAATACTGCCAGACCCTCGGCTGCCCGCACGCCAAGTTCAAGGTGGTCAAGCGAGACAGGTCCTTCCCATGGAGAGGCTGAGCCTAGCGGTCCCCTCGTCCATGCGATGGCACCGTACGAGGACTCTGGAGCAACTCGAGGAAGTGTCGCTCCGCATGGACATTTCGTACTACGTCCCCATCGAGCAGTCGGCCCGCTACCGAATGGCCATGCCCGCGTGGGTCAAGGTCGTCCCTCGAGGCGGGCGTGCCCACCAGGCTCGCACGGCCATCATGGAGGACCACCGAGGGGCCGACGTCATGATGATGGATGACGACATCCCCTGGTTCGTGGGCTGCCTGAAGGTGTTCCCCGACAAGGCCAGTGAGAAGGCACCCAAGACCCCGAAGCTCAACGCCATGGAAGTGGGGAACATGGGGTTCCGGGCGCTGGATATCACAGGGCTGAAGGCATGGGGGGTCTACCCCGTTCCCTACAGCGGCACTGCCCTCCAGCCTCGCATCGGGGTCGGGGAGGTCTTCCTCTGCGGTGGCGCGTTCGGGCTCCGTGTCCCCAGCGAGGGCATGGGGTTCAGCGTCGACCTCCACGTCAAGGAGGACTACGAGATCACGGCCCGCCTCCTCGAGCGTGACAAGGCGGTGGTGCGGCTCGACTGCGTCTGTCCCTACACCGTCGTTGGCGAGGGTGATGGTGGGATGGCGGAGCACCGAACCAGTGCTGCCGAGGAGCTGAGCGTCGCCTACCTCACGTCGCAGTGGCCGCAGTGGTTCACGAGGCGAGCCGACCGTGCTGGGCTGCCGCAGGTCAAGTTCCACAACAAGGTGGACTGGTACGATGTGGGGGAAGTGATGTCGTGACCCACGTGTGGCTGACGTGCGAGATCCAGGGGACGCCCAAGCCTCAGGGCTCCATGATGACAAGCGCCACGAGTGCAGCGCTCTGGTACCCAGAGAAGACGAAGCTCCATCGCAACTACGTCATCGACGCGCTCCGTGGGTGGTGGGAATACGAGCCTGCCACCATGCCCATTCAGCTTGACCTCCTGTTCCGCATGCCCCGCCCCGCGTGGCACTTCGGGACGGGGCGGAATGCCGGGGTGCTCAAGGCCTCGTCGCCGGCGCAGCATACGCAGACCCCCGACCTCGACAAGCTCGTCCGCCTCGTTGGCGACGCTCTCGTGGGGGCGGGGGTCATCCACGATGACTCGCAGATCCACACCATCCATGCCGACAAGGTCTGGCTGGCCACGGATGCGAGCGTGGGCAGCACCAGGGTTCGGGTCGGTATCCCTCGTTAGGCATGGAAAAGCCCCCCTGAGAACTTCAGGGGGGCTTCTCCTCGTGCTACCTACTCGTCATCACCCTCGCTTGGGGAGCAAGTACCCCCCCAGAGGAACGAGGCGACCTGGTGCTGCACCCGGTCCTCTTCGGTGGGGAAGACGTAGCCGCAGTACTCACACCTTCGCTTGTCCATCCTCCTCCTCCTCCTCCTCGTCAGCCTCGTACTCGGCCTTCTCGTCGAGAGCGTCGTACCACTCGGGGCTGCCCGGTTCGAAGGCCTGGAACTTCCGGCTGGGGTCCTGTAGGACCTCACTCCAGTAGGCGCTCGTGAACTCGGGCCTGTCCTCGCACTCGCCGTACAGATGGCCGCAGGCAGGGTAGTCCTCGCAGGTGATCATGCGACCTGGTCCTTGTGCGAGAGGCGAATGTGCTGCGACACCCGCTTGTACCCCTTTCCACAGTACTTGCAGACCTGGAGGTTGAGGGCCTCCGGGGCGGCAGCCATGATGGTGACTCGGGGGGTGGGCTTCGGCACGGGGGGCACCGGGAACTCGTACGCCATGGGGTGCTTCCCCCTACGAGACAGGAGGCGCTTCAGGGCGGTGGTGGTGATGGCACCGCTGGCGAAGCCGACGACGAGCCAGATGAGGATGTCGGGGTTCATGCCTTCACCCCGTCCATGCACTCCATGCAGAGGACCTCACCGGTCCAGAGTTTGGTGGCGTCCTCGTGCTTGACGAGCTCGTCACACCATGAGCATTCGATCACTTGCGTCCCTTTCTGTGAGCCACCCTGCGACGGATGGCCTCAATGGTCCCGTCGCTCAAGGCGAGCGCACGGGGGTCGGTGCTGTCCCAACAGTTCAAGCATCGCTGGCAAGTGACGCGGAACAGGTGGGGCTGGCGGGGGTGCTGATCTACGTACATGGCCGAACGGACAGGGAGACCCTGCCCGTCCGGCTTGTCGTAGCAGATGCCGTTGATCATGTAGCTCGGCATCAGTAGTCCTCATCCCAGTGCTCGCCCGCGTAGAGCGGGTCGAAGTCGGCGGGCTGCTCGAACGGGTAGCGCTGTTCGAGCTCGTACTGGAGGTCGAGGCGCTCGCCCCAGTGCTTGTCGCAGCGGGGGAACGACTTCCCCGTGCTGGACAGGGGGTCGCGGTACTCCACGTCGCCAGCGCAGTTGCCCTGGTGTTCGTCGATGCAGGTGGGGGGAGTCACAGCCCCTCCTCCTCGGCGCGGTACTCGAGGATGTCGATGAGGCGGTCGCCCATCTCGTCGATCTCCTCCTCGTCGTAGTCGTCCCACATGTCCTCGACCACGTCGTCGTCGACCTGCACGGAGAACTCGTAGGTCACGTGCTTGACCACGGCCTTGCACCGCAGCGCCTCCTTGACTCCTTCGATCGCACCCTCCGCGCTGTCGGCGGGGAAGTTGGGGACCTCCAGGACGATGACCTGGTTGGGGGTGCGGATCTGCACGTTCCACAGGCGCTGGATCAGGTCGCAGCCCAGCTCCTCGAGGGCGAGGTTGGCGTCCTCGAGGCTGAGCTTGCCCGCCTGGTAGAGCTGGGTGAAGACCCCGGTCACTGCCTTGCGCGGGGGGTCCAACTTCCGCTCGTCACACATGGTGGTTCCTTTCTGCTTGGGCTCCCCGATGGAGCCCTTCGCGTGCCCCCCCACGGCTCGAACGTGGGTGCCTGCCAGCAGGGCTCCTATTCAGTTAGATTCCCCGTGCCTTGCGGATGGAGCTGTCCCAGCGCCACCAGTTGGACTCCAGCCGGCTCCCGAAGACGCGGATGAACTGCGCGAGGTCGGCCTGCGTGTCGCGCAGGGGCACCCGCTCCCAGTAGATGGGGACGGTGATCATACCCGAGTTGACGGGCACGTTGAACACGTTGGCGGAAGTGGTGGCCCACCCGACGCCTTCGATGCCGATGATGCAGTGCTCCACGCCGCGCTCGGTCTTGGCCTCGGCCATCACCAGGGGCTCGACGTAGAAGGTGGCGGGCGGGGCCTCGCCGTAGATGGCGGTGTAGATGGGCACCAGTAGCTCGGCGAGGGCCTCGCTGTTGACCCGGTTCACCGGCAGGGGGGTGCGGTCGCTGTCACTCATGCGAAGAGCTCCTTCTCGGTGATGAAGTAGATGAGGCCGTTGGCGTAGACCACGTGGTAGCCGTGGTCGTTCACGTCTCCCACTGCTCGCTGGTACTGGGCGCACACGTCGCACCCGTCGATGTCGTGCTCGTCACCCTGGTGGTGCGCCCACGCGTCCTCGAGCTCGTCGACCAGCCAGTCCACGGCCTCGCCGATGGAGTGGATCTCGGCTGTTTCCATGGGCAGGTGGCCCGGCGTGTTCATGCCGCCGACCCACTGGCCTCGCATGCGGGCCACCGTGTACTTCACCAGGTTCTGCAGCGGCTCCAGCCCGCAGTCCACGAGGGTCTCGCGCACCCCGCGTGCCAGCGCCGCGCTGTTCGGCCCCCACCCCTGCTCGCGCAGGCTGACCTCGAGGGTGGCCAGCAGCCGGGCCTCGGCCTCCTGGTAGGGCTCGTTCCAGGCTGCAGCGACCTCGTTGTTGTCGTCCGTGGCCACGGCCCAGAAGTGCTCGAGCGCAGCCTCGGCTGCCGCCCGCGCTGGGGTTCTGTCGTTCTGCATGGTGGTTCCTCTCCTTGCTGAGGGTCCCGAGTGGACCCTACGTGCCCGCCCCCGGCTCGAACGGGGGTGCCTGCCAGCCGGGCTGGTGGAGCTAGTAGCAGTCGCAGCAGGACGCCTCGCCGTGGCCGAGGGGGAGCATGCCGGGCAGGTGGCACCCGCAGTCGCACGGGTCGCCGATCTCCTCGGCCAGCTCGGCCTCCAGGGCCTCGCGCCCGCTACGCTCCCAGTCGGACTGGTCGAGGTCGCGGGGCATGCGCCCCGCCGCCAGCGCCTCCATGGCCGGGGTGATGAGGCGCTGGCCGCGCCCCGTGCCGAGGGTGCACTCGGCGAGGATGAAGTGGCTGCTGCAGAGGTAGGCCCACTGCCCGCTCGGGGTGCGCGCGTCGAACTCGGCGACCGGAATGGCACGCCGCCCCTCTGCCTTGCAGAAGTCGCAGAGGGGGAGCTGGGGAACGTGGGCGGTGGTGCCGGGGCGGCTCATGGTGGGTGGTTCCTTCCAGGTAGGTGAGCGGCTCGTCAGCGGCGCTTGCTCAAGGCGGCCCGGTCCCCCCCGCGCGGGGCGGGGGGGATTCGCCGTTAGAGGGTGCGGGCGTCGAAGCGCTCGCCCGCGTACTGCCACGCGTCGTCGCAGGCGAACATTCCCCCGTCACTCCCGTCAGCCTCCTCGATGCAGAGCAGCCACGCCTGCTCGCGCATGGCGCGGGGGGCGTCGAGCCACACGGGGCCGTTGCTCCAGGCCACGGTGGCGGTGCCCGAGTCGCTCGCAATGGGGAGCACCACGCCCGTGGTGCCGTGCTCGCCGGGCACGTGGAGCATGCCCTCGGCGCAGACCTGGTTGCCCATGGTGAAGCAGTTCCAGGCTGCCTGGTCCTCGTAGACTGGTGCGGGGGCGGCGGTGCCGACCTGGGCTGCGAGGGAGGCTGCCGCCAGCGCGAGGCCGGTGGCTGCCGCAACGCGGCGGGTGCGAGTGGAGAACATGGTGGTTCCTTTCGGGTAGGTGAGCGGCTCGTCAGCGGCGCTTGCTCAAGGCGGCCCGGTACTCCCCCCGCGCGGGGCGGGGGGAGTATTCGCCGTTAGGAGGCCTTGGCGGCGGGGGCAACCTTCGCGGCCGGGGCGGCGGGCACGTACTTCCACTCCCCGCTCGCAATGGCGGCCTCGGTGGTGGTACCGGCCTCCAGCGCGGCCAGCGCTGCCTTCGCCGGCGCGGCTGCGTCGAGCTCGAGCACGTTCAGCGCGGCCCACGTAATGCCCAGCCGGTCGCGCAGTTGGGTTCGGGGGTTGGCGCTGTAGGCCACGGCGGTGCGGGGGAGGAACTTTCCTGCCTTCGCGGGGGCCGGGGCCGGGGCGGCGGCGGGGGCCGGGGCCTCCACCTTCGGGGCGGCAGCGGCGGCAGCGGCGGCCAACTTCTTCTGGGCAGCCGACTGGCGGGCAGCGGCGTTCGGGCGCGTGCGGGTGTTCGGCGTGGCGGTGGTGCTCATGGTGGTGGTTCCTTTCGGGTGGGGTGGCCCGCCGCGCGGTGCGGGGGGCCGGGGGGCGCGGCCCCCGGCGGGGGCCACTAAAAAAATCTTACGCCACCGCGCCCCAAAAAGCAAACCCGGTGATCGTGGCGTGCATTACGACAAGGAATGGAACAATGGGGCGCGAAACAATGGGAATAAACAATAGGGAATGGGGGGACAAACAATGGGAATAAACAATGCGGAATGGGGGGAGGGAGGAAGAAATGGAAATAAAAACAAATCGAAACAAAAGGAAACAAATGGAAACAAAAGAGGGATTTATACGAAAACAATCCGGCGGC